CGGCGCTACATCCACCGGACGGAGCCCCTGATGGGCGACATTGCCGAGTACGGCGCCGACGGCAAGACCATCATCGGCGGGCAGGTGCATACCATCTGCAACACGGTGGAGCGTTTCGCCCTGGGCAGGGTCACGATTGAAACCAACGGCATCGGCGGGTTCGCCCCGGCGGTGCTCAAGGCCGCCCTGAAACAGCGCGGATTGCAGTGCGGCGTCACCGCCAAGCATTCCGTCGGCCAGAAAAACAAGCGCATTCTGGAGGGATTGGAGCCCCTGCTCAATACGGCGGGGATGCTGTGGGCGCATTCCTCGGTGCTCGATGGCCCGATCTACGCCCAGATGCAGCAGTGGAATCCGGCCATGACCGGGCAGGAAGACGACTACCTCGATGTGGTGGCGCTGGCCTGTACCGACATTCCGGAACGGGTGGGTAAAGACTTCGTGAATCACGGCCGGCCGCGCAAGCACTGGACCGGCAGCGTCGGCTCGGTGGAAGCGGAGTTCAGCCGGGGATAAATCCCCTTTTGGGTAAACGAGCATAGCTAGGCTGTGGGTATATCCTGCAGGGCCTTGCACATGACCGTTCCCGCCACTTACACCCCCAACGCTTACTATGCCAACGGCAGCACCACGGACTTCCCGTTTGGCTTCAAGGTATTCGATGAAAGCCACCTGCTGGTCACCGTCGATGGCGTGACTCAAGCGCTTACCACGAACTACACCGTGACCGGCATCGGCACGGAAACCGGCGGCACGGTCACTTTCCTTGTGGCCCCGAGCAATGGCGCATACATCGAGCTGCGCCGGAGTGTTCCGTTGTCACGGCAAACCGATTACCAAGCCAATGGCGAACTGCGGGCCGACACGGTCAACGCCGATTTCGACCGGCTCTGGATGGCACTGCAGGAACTCATCACCACGGGAGCTCTGCTGTCGCCGATCGAGCTGGGCGCGGCCGTTGCCGGCGTGCCGGTGGTGACATTCACCACGGACGGCGTGGCATTCACCAATGCGCTGTTCAAGGGCTATCAAGCCTTCCAAGTGGCAACCCCGACCATTGCGGCCGGTGTACTGACGCTGGACATGGAAACCGGCCCCTACTTCAAAGTGGCGCACAACGCCAACATCACCACGCTGACTCTGACCAATGTGCTGGCCACCTACGGCTCCAACTTCATCCTTGAGCTGACCCAAGATGGTGTCGGCGGCAAAACCCTTGCATTCCCCGCCTCGGCGCGCGCTGCCGGCGGTGTTGCCAGTCTGGCCCCGACCACCACGGCCAATGCGCGGAACATCTACTCCTTCGTGACCGCTGACGCCGGCACGACTTGGACGGTGTCCGTGATGAAGGATGTGAAAGCCTAATGTTCACCGCATGGCAGGCCCAGTTTGCCAAGCCTGCGGCCACCGTCGCCGGCAACTTCGGCGACCTCGTGCAGCCAATCCAGCAGGTGTCCGGCTCGGGCACGGTCACGGTTCCTGGCGCAATCATCGGCAGCGGGTTCAGCAAGTCCAGCACGGTGCCTGCAGGTGGCGCGACCTTGGCCCTGTACACCAACGGCGAGGGCTACACCGACGACGACGGCACATGGGAGTGGTGGATTCCAGCCATGGCCAACAAGGGCAATTCCTACTGGGCCGAGCTGGTGGCCGGCATCGGTACTGGCACCATGTCTGGCTCCCCGCTGAGCACCCGATTGCAGATTTCCGGCGGCCCGAGCTGGTCGCTTGATCAAGTTGGAAAGCTCCGCACTTTCACCCTGAACTTCTATGACGCCGCATCCGGCGGCAGCCTTGTTTCAACCGGCACGATTACCTTGGATACCATCCCATGAGCAACACCTCCGAACTGACTGCCGCGCGCAAGAACACCATGGCCGACGCACTGGCCACCAGTTTGAACAGCGGCTACCTGCGCATCTACTCCGGCACCAAGCCTGCAACGGCTGACACCGCGCTGTCTGGCAACACCCTGCTGGCTGAGCTTCGGTTCAATGCCACCGCCGCGCCTGCCGCGGTAGCCGGTCTGCTGACCTTCAATGCCATCACCCAAGACTCCAGCAACGATGCCAACGGCACGGCCAGCTTCTTCCGGGCGTTCCGATCCAACGGCACCACCGTGGAGTTCCAAGGCACCTGCGGGCTGTCCGGCGAGGGCTTGAACCTGTCGACCCTCACCATCACCGCAGGCGGCACCACCGCTGTGGCCAGCCTCACCTACCAGGTGCAGTGATGCGCAAGCGCCGGCCAACGCTGACTCCGGTTCTGGTCGATACGACCGGGCGGGGCACCATTGAGCTGGAGCGCCGACTCAAGGCACTGGAGGCCGGTGGCGGTGGCGGCGGTGGAACCCTGACCGACGGCGACAAGGGCGACATTACCGTGTCTGCCTCTGGCGCGACATGGGTGATTGATAACGGCGCGGTGAACACCTCCAAGCTGGGCGGCGACATTACCACGGCGGGCAAGTCCCTGCTGAATGATGCCGACGCGGCGGCACAGCGCGCCACGCTCGGGCTTGGCACTGCGGCCACCAGCAACACCGGCGATTTCGCGGCGAGTTCGCACACCCACACCTCGGCGGCCATTACGGACTTCGCCGAATCGGTCGATGATCGCGTGGCTGCGCTCCTTGTGGCGGGTGCCAATGTCACGCTGACCTATGACGATGTAGCCAACACTCTGACCGTTGCGTCCTCGGGCGGTGGTGGCAGCGGCCTATCTCTTGCACAAGCCATGACCGTTTCATCCTTGAGGATCTAAATGATACTTCTTGACGCCACCACGCATACGCTGGAAGCCACGACAAGCGCGGCGGTTTCGACCAACTATGTCATCTCGTATGCTGACATAACCACCTCGACATTTCTGCCTGCGTCCTCTCAGGGCAATATCACGACCGCCACGACCACGACGGTGGTGGCTGCCCCAGGCGCATCCACGCAACGGCAGATTAAGCTGGCCTCGTTCTATAACAACGGCTCGGCATCGCAGACCGTCACGGTCAAAAAGGATGTGTCCGGCACCGAGTACATCATCATCCGCGCGGTGATTGCTGCAGGCGAAACCCTGCAGTACACCGATGGCAATGGCTGGGAAGTGTTGGACAGGGCAGGGCGTGTTCGCACTGGCGCAACACAAGACACCGGATACAACGGACTGCTGTCGGCATTCTACAAAGTCGGCACGGCTCCCGAAGCGGCAGGCCAGTGGTATTGCTGGGCGAAAGATACCGGCAATCCGGGCGCGTGGGCGGTAGGTTCGCCCGGTCTTAACGGACGCGCAACGGATGGCACCACGGCAGGCGATGCCGGATGCTTCCTGATTGCCAACCCATCAACGGGCAACAACTACCTGACCAACTACGCAGCGGCGGCATCTGTTGTCTGCCAGCCGTGGGTGTTCGATGTGCTATGGGTCAATACCGGCCTTGTTGTCACCACCACCACCGCGCAAGCCATCGCTTCCCCGACTGCCCTGCCAGCCCGTGATGTGAACGGATCGAGCAACGGCGAGGGCGTGTGGGCAGGCATCCTTGTCGCCACGGCAACCACAAACGCGGGTGCGATTACCAACACCACCATCAGCTATACCAACTCGGACGGCACGGCAGGCAAGACCGCCACCATATCCAGCTTCCCCGCCACAGCGGTCATTGGCACGGTGGTCTGGTTCCAACTGGCGGCAGGCGACAAGGGCGTGCGCTCGATTCAATCCGTGACCCTCGGCACCTCGTATGCAGGCGGCGCTATCAGCATCATTCTTGCCCGACCGTTAGCCAATCAACCGAACCTCGTGGCCAATGTGGGCGGTGTGGACACGCCGCCCCAGAATCCCGGCGTGCGCCTTTACAACGGCACCTGCGCCTTGCCATTCGGCCTGATGAGCGCGACCACGGCGACAACCATAAGCGGTTCAATCTCAGTCATGGAGCGATAAATGAGCCTTCAACACCTCCAGCAGAAAATCGGTGTGGCCGCAGATGGCCAGTTCGGCCCCAAGACATTCGCGGCCGCGCGCGATTACTTCGAGCTGACCGCCTACCAAGCCGCCCATTTTTTTGGGCAGTGTGCCCATGAAACTGGGCAATTCAAGCGGTTCACCGAGAATCTGAATTACTCGGCCACTGGCTTGATGCGGGTCTGGCCCAGCCGGTTCAGCCCCATGAGTGTGGCGCTGGCCTATGCCAATGACCCCGAGGCCATCGCCAACCGTGCCTATGCCGACCGCATGGGCAATGGTCCGGCCAGTTCGGGTGACGGCTGGTTCTTCCGTGGGCGCGGCGCTCTGCAATTGACCGGGCGCGCCAATTACACCGACTTCTCGGTGTCGTCCAACAAGTTCGCGGCCGTGCTCGACGACCCCGATCTGGTGGCCACTGAGTACAGTTTCGACTCGGCGGCATGGTTCTTTACCAAAGCACGACTGTGGGCGGTGTGCAATCGGGGAATTGACGACACCACCATCGAGGCCGTGACCCGCAAGATCAACGGGGGCACGCACGGCCTGCGGGAACGCACGGAATTGACCAAGCGTTTCTACGGCTGGATGGGCTGAACACTTTTTTTTCAGGGGAAAACATGAAATGAACAGCGTGGAATTCGGGGCGGTGATGGCAG